ATGATGACAATGGGGAGCCTCTTTGATGGAATCGGAGGCTTTCCACTTGCCGCTGTCCGAAATGGTATTACGCCTTTGTGGGCAAGCGAAATCGAAGCCTTCCCCATTGAAGTGACGAAAATTCGATTCCCCGAAATGCTCCATGTCGGGGATATTACAAAGCTGGATGGAGCGGTTCTTCCACCTGTGGATGTTATCTGCGGCGGCTCACCCTGTCAGGATTTATCGGTTGCGGGTCAGCGTGCAGGACTTGCAGGGGAACGCTCCGGCTTATTTATGGAGCAGACACGAATCACGAAGGAGATGAGAAAAGCCGATGAGCAGCGAAGCATACCAAATTACCTTGTTCGACCTCGATACCTCGTTTGGGAAAATGTCCCCGGAGCCTTCAGCTCCGCAGAGGGCGAGGACTTCCGGGCGGTCATTGAGGAGATCGTCCGCATCAAGGACAGTTCCTGTGATGTGCCTCGACCTGAGTACGGGCGCTGGGAATCTGCTGGGGCTGTCTTTCTGGGAGGTGAATTCAGCCTTGCTTGGCGTGTCTTGGACGCTCAATTCTGGGGAGTCGCCCAGCGTCGCCGTCGTATCTTCCTTGTCGCAGATTTTGGAGGACTCACCGCACCCGAAATATTATTTAAGCAAGACAGCCTGTTTGGGAATATTGCGGAGAGCCGAGGCGAGAGGCAAGGAGCTTCCGCCTCAGCTGAGGGAAGCACTGATGATACAGGCGGGGCTTGCCTGACCCCATGGGATGTGCAGAGCCGCCGCATTTTTGAGGAAACAGGGACATGGCCGGCTCTCTATAGCGGAGAGGGCGGCGGCCATGGATATATCCAGACACAAGAAAAAACAGTAGTGGCTTTTGCAGCCAATCAGCGTGATGAGGTTCGTGACCTGCATGATATCGCTGGGGCAATACAGGCTCAGCCGGGTATAAAACAGCAGACCTTTGTTGCGGAAACCAAAGAAGTCAATACATTTCATGTGAACCAAAGAGATGAGGTAATCGACCTTCATGGCATATCCGGTGCACTGCTTGCGACCCGAAATATGCAGATGACCTTCGTTACGGAACCGCTGATCTGCTTAAATGACCAGGGTGGGGAGCGGATGGACATCACTGAGGAAGTCACACCTACACTCCGTGCGGGCATGGGCGGTTATCCTCCCCTTGTTGCACAGCCCAACTGCCTGAATAGCTGGGATACCCAGCAAAGCAGAGTGTTCACAGCAGGTGGAGCTGCGCCTACGCTTGCAGGGGCAGACGGCGGTGGAGGCAGAAATCCGGGCGGTCTGCTGTTTGCTGCAGGATTCTGCGGCAGTGCAAGCGGGGATGCCGGGGGAATTGGCTTTCAGGAGGAATGTTCCCCTACGCTGAAAACAGGCACTGCACCAACCGTCCTCTGCTTAAATGATCAGGGCGGCAGCCAAATGCACTGCACCGACGACATTACAGGAACTCTACGCGCCCAGGAGCATGGGCATCAGCCATTGGTTATGGCGACTCAGCAGGGTGGTGCAGAAATTGGAGCAGGGATTTGCCCAACCATCACATCTGCCGCCGGAACCTCTGGCAACAACCAGCCGGTGTTATTTGAAAACCATCCCAAGGATGGCAGATACAACGGTCCGCTTGGCGTAGCCCCAACCCTCGCCGCCCGGATGGGTACAGGTGGCAATAATGTTCCGCTTGTAGGAAACCCCGTTTTGCAGAAAACCATTTGCATCGCGGGAAATATCATTGACCGGGAGCCGGAAAATGGAGGCAACGGTTTAGGCTGTCAGCCAGATATCAGCTATACCATAACTACCAGCGACCGCCATGCGGTATGCGAACCATATCAGGATGTGGTAGGTTCCCTTTGCCGGGGGGATGAAAAGGGTGTCGGTAATCAGTATGTCAGCCAGGATAAATGCATCGTGGAGAGACGAAACCTCATCCGCAGGCTTACTCCTTTGGAGTGCGAACGGCTCCAAGGATTCCCCGATGGCTGGACTCTGATTCCGGGCGCATCGGACTCTGCCCGGTACAAGGCGCTGGGCAACAGCGTTGCGATACCATGTGTGGATTTTATCCTCCGTGGCATCGCTTATTTTTTGCGAAAAATCAATAAAGAACAGGAGGAATCAACATCATGTACATCTACCCCGACAACCTGACTGCAAAGGCTACCTTGTGGCTTTGGGAGCTGCGTGACATCGGCATCATCGGAGTGGGGCTTTTACTCTCTGTGTTTGCACTGGCGCAGCTTCATTTTCTGCCGCCCATTGTCATCACAGCCCTCTACGCATTTTTGACCATACGCTTCGAGGATACCAGCATCCTAAATTTTATTATAAACGCTGTCCGCTTCTTCATTGGGAAGCAGCAGAGCTATGAATGGGGGATAGGATTATGAACAGAAAAAAGAAACAGGACAGGCAGAAAGCCTCTACCCGCCAGCTCATGGGCATCGCGGAAATCACCTCGCACAGCCTGGTGACCGGATATGGTGAGCTGGTATTTTTTATGATTAAGCCTACCAATATCAGTGTGCTGTCCGACATCAGCATCGGTGCGAGAATCTACGCACTGATGAATGTCTTAAAGGGCATCGCAGAAATTGAGATGCTCTGCCTGAATTCAAGGGAGAATTTTGAGGATGTAAAGACACATCTTAGAAGTCGCATGGACGCCGAACAAAATCCAGCCATCCGAAAGCTGCTGACACAGGACATGACAGGTCTTGACCGTATGCAGGTGCAGATGGCGACCGCAAGGGAATTTTTAATCATCATCCGTCTGCGTGGCGAAAAGGAAGCAGATGTACAGCCTTACCTCTCTCGCATTGAAAAGAGCCTCAAGGATCAGGGCTTTACAGCGCGCAAGGCGGCAGATGTGGATATCAAGCGTCTGCTTGGAGTCTATTATGAGCAGAACGTGACCACAGAAAAATATGAGGACTATGACGGAGAAAGGTGGGTGATTTTCGGTGAGTAAAATCAGAAAAAAAGAAATGCCGGAAGCCGAGGGTGCAAGAATCAAGGATTTCCTTGATATGATCGCCCCGGGCATTATCAAATTCAATACAGATCATTTTATCTGCGGAAACACCTACCGCTGCGTATGGGCACTCAGAGAATACCCTACCAGCACTTCTGAGCAGGCCATCCTGCGCCACCTTGGGGAGAAAGACGGCGTGACTCTGCGTATCTATACCAGACAGGTAACCGCAGCCGAGGAACGAAAAATCATTCACAATGCTGCCAATAAAAATCGCATGGACAAGAGCAATACCAATAATCTGCAGCAGACTGTCACTGCTGAGAGTAACCTGCAGGACGTTGTGTCCTTGGTATCCTCCATGCACAGGAACCGGGAGCCGCTGTTGCACTGCGCTGTGTTTATGGAGTTGACAGCGAACGATTTGGATGCGCTGAAGCTCCTCCAGACGGATGTGCTGACCGAGCTGGTTCGCTCAAAGCTCAACGTGGATCGTCTCATTCTGCGTCAGCAGGAGGGATTTTTATCTGTCGGCCCTGCAGGAAGAAATGTGTTTGGCAGCCAGTTTGAACGGGTGCTTCCGGCAAGCTCAGCAGCAAATCTTTATCCCTTTAACTACAGCGGCAAAACAGACGCTAAGGGATTCTGTCTTGGACGTGACAAATTCGGCAGCAACATCATCGTGGATTTTGACAAGCGCGACGAAGATAAGACCAATGCCAATATCCTCATCCTCGGAAACTCCGGTCAGGGCAAGAGCTATCTCTTAAAGCTGATCCTGTGCAATATTCTGGAATCCGGCAAGACGTGCGTCTGCCTGGATCCGGAACATGAGTATGTTGACCTTGCCGAAAACCTCGGCGGGTGCTTTATCGACCTGATGAGCGGTCAGTATCGGATAAACCCTCTTGAACCGAAAACATGGGATGAGGGCGGTAGCCCGGAGGATACAGATGCACCCTTGGCATTCCGCCAGTCCACTAAGCTCAGTCAGCACATCAGCTTCCTTAAGGATTTCTTCCGCTGCTATAAGGATTTTTCCGACCGCCATATTGATGCGATTGAAATCATGCTAAGTAAGCTGTACGGAATGTTCGGAATCAGTGACAGCACTGATTTCAGAAGCTTGTCAGCCACTGACTATCCCATTCTGTCTGACCTGTATGAACTGATTGAGGATGAGTATAAAGGATACGACAAGACCAAGTATCAGCTCTACACCGCAGAGCTTCTGCAGGAAATTCTGTTGGGGCTCCACTCCATGTGTATGGGTGCGGAGAGTAAATTTTTTAACGGTCACACCAACGTGAGCTCCGAACGCTTTATTGTGTTCGGAGTAAAAGGACTCCTACAGGCCAGCCGAAACGTGAAAAACGCATTACTGTTCAATGTGCTGTCCTTTATGAGCGACAAGCTGCTGACTGAGGGCAGCACCGTTGCCAGCATTGATGAGTTGTACCTGTTCCTGACCAATCTGACCGCCATAGAGTATATCCGCAACTTTATGAAGCGTGTGAGAAAGAAGGATTCGGCGGTCATTCTGGCATCGCAGAATCTGGAGGATTTCAACATTGATGGAATTCGGGAGCTGACCAAGCCGCTGTTTTCCATTCCGACCCATGCCTTTTTGTTCAATGCGGGTAACATCGACAAGCAGTTTTATATCGACTCCCTCCAGCTTGAAGAAAGCGAATACAATCTCATTCGCTTTCCCCAGCGGGGAGTCTGTCTGTATAAATGCGGCATCGAGCGGTATAACCTTGCGGTTCATGCTCCGACCTACAAGGAGAAGCTCTTCGGAAAGGCGGGTGGCAGATAATGAAGAAGGGAGAAAAAACCATGGATAAGCTTCAAAGTCAGAAAGGAAACAAAGTGGGCATCCTCGAAGATATGCTGTCCTTTATCCGCTACACCCCAAACAGGGAAGCGGATATTTTAGCCTTTATGGAGAAGTACCAGAAGGCAGAGCATGAGGAACGCCCTTCTATTTTAGAGCATCTGCGTTACTGCATGGACGACAAGGAATACCCCAACCCCTATGCCGGAAGCTATCATTATACCCCGGAGGATGTGTCCTTGATGGGAAATATTCTGGATGAGTACATTGATGATCTTGTATCCGCAGAAGGTGATCCTGTCGCCATTTCAGAATGTGTGCGGGATACTGTCCTGAAAATCAATGCGCTTAATGAGGAATGCGGCCGGCACCTGATTGATACCTGGCGAAGGGAAAGGCTTTGCAGCTTTATCAACTCCGCTGCGGAAACAGCAGGACTCATGCAGAAAGAAGACCTTACCCTACAGCACAGGATGTGGTAAAGGCGGTGGTTAAATGGAGATACAGGGGCAGGATTTCGGAATAGAAATTGAAATGACCGGGATTACAAGAAGCCGAGCCGCCGATGTGATTGCCGAATATTTCGGTACAACCAAGGAATATGAGGGCAGCTTTTACGATGCCTATTTTGCAAAGGATACGGCTGACCGAAAATGGAAGGTCATGAGCGACGGCAGCATTGACTGTCAGAGAAAAGAGGGGCGCAGAAAAATCAGTGCCGACCGAAGCTACAGTGTGGAGCTGGTCAGTCCTATCTGTCAGTACAGAGATATTGAAACGGTGCAGGAGCTGGTACGAAAGCTTAGGGAAGCCGGAGCCTTTGTGAATTCCTCCTGCGGTATCCATATCCACATCAATGCCGCACCCTTTGAAGCTCCGAAGCTCAGAAACCTAGTTAACATCATGGCAGCCAAGGAGGACATGATCTACAAGGCATTGAAGGTTTCTCGAGGAAGGGAGACCAGCTACTGCCAGAAAATCGACCCGAGCTTTTTAGAGCGTCTTAACCGGCAGAAGCCTGCAACCCGTGAACAACTAAAGCGTATCTGGTACAACGGCAGTGACGGAAGCCGGGAGCACTATCATTCCAGCCGTTACCACTGTCTCAATCTGCACAGCGTGTTCCAAAAAGGCACGGTGGAATTCCGTGCTTTTAATGGTGATCTGCATGCCGGAAAGATTAAGGCATATGTTCAGTTCTGCCTTGCCATCACCGCACAGGCGCTCAACCAACGGTCAGCAAGCCCTGCAAAAACCCAGTCCAGCAATGAAAAATATACCTTCCGTGTATGGCTTTTGCGCCTCGGTATGATTGGGGATGAATTCAAAACAGCACGCAAGCATCTGCTGGATCATCTGGAGGGCTGTATTGCATGGAAAGACCCTGCACAGGCCCAAAGACAGAAAGAACGGCTGCGGCAGAAGCGTGAAGCGGAGCGGGAACAGGTGCAGGCACCGCCAGAAGAAGCTATAGCAGAAATTATTATGGAAGCGGAGGATGATCAGTCCCCCGCTTTAACTATGTCAATGTAAAGGAGTCCATATGAAAGATAAACTGTATATTGCCTACGGCAGCAACCTCAATCTACCGCAGATGACGAAAAGATGTCCCACCGCCAAGGTAGTGGGAGCCTCCGAAATAAAGGATTACGCCCTGCTGTTTCGTGGTGGAAAAAATGGTGCTGTGGCTACCGTTGAGCCTTGTGAGGGTGCATCTGTTCCGGTTTTATTGTGGAAGATTACACCGAAGGATGAGGCGGCTCTGGATATTTATGAAGGCTATCCGAGCCTTTATGATAAAGAGACCATGGAGCTGACCCTGGACGGCAAGACTGTTTCGGCTATGGTCTATGTGATGACACCGGGGCATCGGCTGGGCTATCCTTCCGATTTTTACTACAATACTATTCGTGAGGGCTACAAAACATCAGGCTTTGATACCGCCGTTTTAGAGCAGGCAGTTGAGTACACTGAACAGCTTATGGAAAGAGAGCCTGAGCCCGAGCAGCAGAACCTGTTTGGTTTTAACGGATTGAAATGGTGGTGAAGATATGGCTGATCCCGCAACGATTACAGTCGCAGTCAAGGCCGCAGCTGCCGCACTTTCGGATGAGCGCTTTCGCAAAACGGCCCTCTGGATCATCGCTGCAGTGCTGTCGCCCCTTATTTTAGCGATAGTTATTGTCTGTTCTTTGCTTGCAAGCACAGCAGACCACAATAATACTGCAGTGGGCTTGTGCTTTAACGGCGGTGTGATTTCTGGAAATGTTCCAGAGGATTATCGTGGATATATTGAAGATATGCGTGGAAGCTTCACTCTTTTGGACGGCACTATTGCCGCAGTGAATGCTGAAGTGGAAGCTGGAGATAGCCTCGACTCGGTAAGGGTTAAGGCTATTTTTTATTCTCTGTTCTTCGGCGCAGATAGTCCCTCAAGGCTTGGGCACAGGAAATTTGTGGATTGCTTTGTCACCTATGAGCAGCGCACACGCACTGTCACAAATGAAGATGGAACAACCGATGAAGAAACCTATATCGTGGCGGTTCCCATTAGGGAACTGTCCGTGGTCTATGCAAATGTTTCCTCTGCCATGGAAATAGCAGTCACAAATGAAAACCAAATCAACGCCACGGAAATTTATTATCGTGTGCTGTATGGCAGACCTGCGCCAACCTATGGTAATGAATTTGACCAGTGGTCGGATGGCTTGCCCCTTTCGTCTGCACCATTCATCGGGGCAGATGGTTTCTGCTCACCGCTCGGTGAGAATTGGCGCAGCATAGTCACCTCGGAGTTTGGCTACCGCAAAGACCCGTTTACAGGCAAAACAGCAGGGCACAGCGGGATTGACCTTGGCGCCCCAAAGGGGACTGCAATTCGGGCAGCTTTGCCTGGAACAGTTTATGTAGTTCGCTATTCTAAAAGTGGGTACGGCTATCATGTGATGGTTGATCACGGCGGCGGGTTCGTTACATTGTATGCCCATTGCTCCAAGATCCTTGTCAGCGAAGGGCAAACCGTGGATACCGGTACTGTTATAGCTGAGGTGGGTTCGACCGGAAGAAGTACAGGAAATCATCTGCATTTTGAGGTTCGGATAAACGGAGAAAAGAAAAATCCAAGAAGCTATTTACCATAAGAAAGGATGCGCTTATGAAAGCAAATATGATTAAAGTATTGAAAATTGAACCAGGGCAGCCGCCTGCTGTAAAGGAAATTTGTAATGACCTTTCTGGTTTACAGGCAGAGGTGGGAGGGCTGATTGAATGCATCAGCTTCCCAAACGGCTGCGTTGTTGTTTGCAATGAGGAAGGTAAAATAAACGGTATGCAGCCGAACAGACGACTTGGCGCAGACATCATCTGCGGTCCGTTTTTCGTTTGTGACACCACCCCTGAAGGGGATTTTTCCTCTCTCAGCAAAAGTAAAATTGCAGAATACAGTCAGCTTTTTTCTGAGATCCCTGTCTTTAGCGGACAGGAACCAGAGCTTGAACCTCGAATGAGATTTATCGGATTTTGATTAACAGGAGGATGTATAAAGTGAAAAAGGAAAATATTACGCTCAGTATGGAAGCCCAAAAGCTTGGGGCAACCAAGCGGTATATGGCCAAAAAGGATGCGTCCATCGAACAGGAGCTTGCAGATGCCCTGCAAAAGCTCTATGAAAAATATGTGCCCGCCCCGGTGCGTGAGTACATTGATGAAACCATGGATGACGCGCCTGCACCTCAGGCGAAAAAGCAGAAGGAAAATAGTAAGACGGCAGTGCCCATCCAGTGGAAGGAAGCATCTGAGATTTGATATGCCACAGCAGATGTATTGCCGCCGTTGCCCCGCTGTTCGCCCCTGTGTGCCGTTCTGACAGGCAGGGTGGCAGGTTTACCCACAGTACCAAATAAAAGGGCTTTGTGCGAAGCTGTCGGAAAGCCGCAACTCAGCCAAATATGCAGAAATCCAATGTACTCTCTGAGGTCGAAAAAAGAGCAGGATAAAGCAAGGGGCTGTAAACTGCCCCTTGCGGTCACAGCGGACGGCAGTGCCGCCCGCATTTTACAGAGAAATCAAGGATTTTCAGATACGGTGAGTGATATTTCCCCAACCTAAAAAAGGTGCTGTAAATGGGGCTTTTGGCTCTGGAGGGTGCTGTAATCCTCCAAAAGTCCCGGCATTGGAGGGCTTTGCAAGGTGCTGTTATTGGTGATGCATCAAAAAACAGGAGAGGTGAAGCAATGAAAAAGATAAATAATGACTTGAAGCAAAGAGTCACCGCATGGCTCTATCCCGAAATGATTGCCAACATGGAATCACTCATGGCGGCAAATGACATGAAAAACCATACTGAATTTATATCAAAGGCAGTGGATTTCTACATCGGTTATCTGGGCAGCAAAAGCAGTACAACCTTCCTCTCCCAAACCCTGCTTGGATCTATACAAGGCACGCTGCAGAACACCGAAAACCGGGTGGCAAATAATTTATTCAGGCTTTCAGTGGAAATCAGTATGATGATGCATCTTTTGGCAACCACGCTGGAGATTACCGATGAGGAACTGTATCGGCTCCGTGGCAGATGTGTTGCCGAGGTCAAAAAAACCAGAGGTAAAATTCGGCTGGACGATGCGGTGGATTTCCAAAACAGCTCTGAGACGGAAGAATAATGGCCCGCATCATTTTAAAGTGTCCCTACCTCAAAGGTGGAGAAAAGACTGCTGCCCATCTGAACAACCTCGTCAAATATATTGCCACCCGCGACGGCGTGGAAAAGATGGAAAATGGTCGAGAGCTTTGGCATGCCACAAAAAAGCAGAAGGATTTGATTGTGCAGATCCTCCGGGAGTTTCCCGATACCAGGGATTTGTTTGAATATGAGGACTACTGCGAAAACCCAAACCGAAAAAATGCTTCTGAATTTATCACCATTGCACTGGAACAGAACCTTGATAAAATCAGCGGCCGGGAAAAATATCTGGATTACATTGCAAACCGTCCCCGTGTTGAAAAGATTGACAGCCACGGCCTGTTCACTGCAGGGGATGAACCACTCATCCTGTCACAGGTTGCTGAAGAAGTATCAGAACACACAGGAAATGTATGGACACCGATTATTTCTCTGCGCCGCGAGGAAGCATCCAGAATCGGCTATGACAATGCTGCTGCTTGGAAAGCTCTGCTTTCCTCCAAAGTCATGGAGCTTGCCGAGAGCTTAAAAATTCATCCGGACCATCTGAAGTGGTATGCAGCCTTTCACAATGAATCCCATCATCCCCATGTCCACATGATCTGCTACAGCACCGAACCGAGGGAGGGCTACCTCACCAGACAGGGTATTAAAAAATTAAAATCTTCTCTTGCAAATGAAATCTTCCGTCAAGAGCTCATTCCCCTTTACGGAGAAAAGACCCAGCGGCGGGATGCCTTGAAGGAAGAAGCTGCCGGAGCAATGCATGAATGCATCCGGCAGATGAAAAACGGTATTTTGCAAAGCAGCCGTATGGAGCAGCTCATCACGCATCTTGCAGAACGCTTACAGAATACCTCCGGAAAAAAGCAATATGGGTACCTCAAGGCAGACCTTAAAAATGTGGTGGACGAAATCGTAGATGAGCTCGGGAGGGACAACCGTATTGCAAAAGCCTACCGCCTGTGGTGGGAGGTGAGGGGGAGGATTGAATCCATATACACCGAAACTCCGTCAGACCCGCCGTCTCTTTCACGCTGTGATGATTTCAAAGCCATACGGAACATGGTTATTCAGGAAGCACTGCTGATTGGCTCCATGACCTTTGAGGAACCGGCATCCTTGGATATAGCGCTCCCGGAGCCAGAGGATGAGCGGAAGATACCTTCCGATGAAAGGACAGAGGACGAAAATCAGGAAACTGATGATCATTTCAGAGAACCGACTGTTGAAGAACGAAATGAAGCCTCAGATGATAAGGAATCATCAGGATCTTGGTGGACAGACGAGTACAAACTGGCAAAGCAATATTTATATGGTGATGAGAATGCCGGGATTTTGCAGGACTTTGAAAAGGCCCGTGAACTCTTCCTTGCGGAAGCGAAGACAGATAATCCTCTCGCCATGTATGATCTCGGAAGAATGGCTGCGGATGGTCTTGGCTGCGAAGCGTACGCTGATGAAGCATGCCGCTGGTACGAAAAGGCTCTTGCCGTTTTCTATGCTGCCGAAGAAGAACAGCCTTGGAAATACACCGAGTATCGTATCGGCAAAATGTATGCCGCAGGACTTGGCACAGAGCAGGACTATCTGCAGGCGGCAGACTGGCTCACCCTGTCTGCGGATGAGAACTACAAGTACGCACAGTATTCCCTTGGCGGTCTGTATTACCATGGCAAAGGCGTGGATCAGGATCACGAAACCGCATTTGCCCTCTACACCCGCTCGGCGGATCAGAGCTTTCCCTATGCCAGTTTTGAGCTTGGAAAAATGCTGCGGGACGGAATCGGCTGTGTGAAAAATCAGCAGGATGCTGACCGCCGCTTCAAGGAAGCCTTTCTCGGTTTTATGTCCATGGAGGAACAGAGCCATGACGATAAACTCCAATACCGGTTGGGCTGGATGCTTCTGAACGGCGTAGGTACAGACAAGGATGAAGCCAGGGCAAAGGAATACTTTGAAAAGGCGGCATCCGTGGGAAATCCCTTTGCCTGCTACCAGCTTGCCAAGCTCATCCTCTCTGATGAAAAGGCATATCCGCAGGAGGCAACGAAAGCCCTCGGTTACCTCTGCAAAGCGGTGGAAGCTGAAAATCCCTATGCCTCATATTTTCTCGGCAAGCTCTATGAAAAGGGACAGCACGTTCCGCATAATGTTTCCGAGGCAGTACGACTCTACACAATGTCGGCAAAACAGGAAAATGACTTTGCTGCATACCGGCTCGGAAAGCTGTATCTTGGCGGTGATGGTGTGCTGAAGGATGTAGAGTCCGCCATCTATTGGCTGAAATTTGCCGCAGACAGAAAAAATCAGTTTGCCGAATATGCCCTCGGCACCCTTTACCTCAAAGGGGAAGATGTTCCGAGAGATATCCCGAAAGCTCTGGAATACCTGAAAGGGTCTGCCGAGCAGGGAAACCAGTTTGCACAGTACCGGCTGGGTAAGATTTATCTCATGGGCGAGGATGCGCCCAAGGATATACAGGCTGCCCTGCAATTTCTGACGGCTTCTGCTGAACAGGGGAATCAATATGCGCAGTACACCCTCGGCAAGCTGTATCTGATGGGAAAAGAAGTCTCAAAGGACAAGGCTGCTGCTGTTCGATGGTTTACCCTCTCGGCAGCACAGGGCAATATTTATGCCCAATTTTTCCTCGACCATATGGACAGTTTCAAAGACCCTTCTGCTTTGCTTGCGGGAACACGACTCCTGCATCATATGAGCCGTATTTTTTCAGATAATGCACCGCCGCTGAAACCGCTTGGTCAGCGGACAGACCGGAAACTCTTGCGTAAGCTTCGAGAGAAGAAGCAGGCACAGGGTCACGCAAGGGATGATCAGGAGCAAACCATGTCTTTATAAGAACCTGACCCGCTGGTAAATCAAAGATTTTGAGCGGGTACCCCAGAACCTTGTAACTTCGTTATAACGATTGGAGGAATCCGATGAACAAACAAAAAAGGAAATGTAACCAGCAGTCAACCAAAAAGATAATAATAAATCAGAATCAGCATCGGGCAGTAAAACGTCCGATGCTTTTTCATCGAATCGGTTGCCGCCACAGATAGGAGGTGTATCCATGGGGGCATATGTACATTTTACGGATGAGCAGAAACAGTGTGCCAATAGCGTTGACCTTGTGAATTTTTTGGAAATGAGGGGTGAAAAGCTAATCAAGTCAGGCAGAGAAAAACGTCTTGCATCGGATCACAGCATTACCGTCCGAGGAAACGAATGGTACGATCACTCCGCAGAGAGCGGTGGGTATGCGATTGATTTTGTAAAGCAGTTTTATGATCTTTCCTTTCCCGAGGCCGTAACCATGCTGCTGGGCGGTGAACAGGGCGAAGCCTACCGTCCCGCAGAGAAAAGGAAACTGGAAGTGAAAAAGCCCTTTGCACTTCCGAAGCCTCACAGCGATATGCGCCGTGCCTATGCTTATCTGGTTAAAACCCGGCTCATTGATCGGGAGGTGGTCAGTTTTTTTGCCAAAGCAAAGCTCCTGTATGAGAGCTGTGAGAAATCCAAGGACGGCACTAAAGAATACCACAATGCTGTATTTGTGGGCATAGATGAAACAGGTACTGCCAGACATGCCCACAAGCGAGGACTTTATACCGAGGGTATTGGCTTCAAAGGAAATGTGGATGCCTGTGATCCCCGGTACAGCTTTCACTGGATCGGGGAAAGTGATACCTTGTACGTTTTTGAAGCTCCGGTTGATATGCTGTCCTTTATTACTCTGCACCCGGAGGATTGGCAGCAGCATAGCTATGTGGCTCTCTGCGGTGTCGGTGGACAGGCGATGATGTGGATGCTGGAACAATATCCGGAACTTCAAAAGGTGTCTTTGTGCTTGGACAACGATGCAGCCGGTCACAAAGCAAGTGAGCGATTGAAAAATCAGCTTTCAGAAAAAGGATATTTCTCGCAGCGGATTATTTCTCAGGGCAAGGATTGGAATGACGATTTAGTAACGATGGCACAGCAAAGGCAGCGTGGATTTGAAATGAGGATGGCATGAAAAAAGCAGAGCGGTCATATCGCTGACCGCTCTGCCCAATCTTTATAATTAGGGAGATTTTCTTTGGGGGTGAGTTGGTGTGTATCAGCAAAGGGTGTGCTCATAATCTCCCCGACAAATCGGGAGTTGCGCATTTAAGCAAGCGAATCAATTGTGTTGCCCAGTTGTTCCGCTCTTCGTTCTATACCTTTTGTCATTTTCCACAAGCATTCTTCTACTTCCTCAGCATTCTTGGGACATGCATTAAGTAATGTTTGCCCAGTGAAAAAAGGAATGCCTTTAATTATCAAACCGTCAACTGTATAGTACATATCCAAGCAATATTTTTTTTGGTTATCAGCAAGGAAACTGTGCCATTTATTAATTGTATTCTTATCGATAACAACTTCATTATCTTTATTGTAATATTTCAAGTCAGTATCGTTATCAACGCAAGCCTGTATCTTGTCAACCATCAAAGGAAGATAGTCTTTTACATCATTCAGCAAGCCTTTACACGAGTTGAAATTTTTAGGACAAGGCATAAAATTTGCAACACTATGGCAAAGCTCCGCCAGCTTACTAATGTCTGGATTTTTTGCGTATAAATCTTCTACTTTTTTTCTTTCTTCTGAGTTTTCTAGAAAGTATTTTTCAGGGAATGAGTAGAAATGTTTGCTGTGGTACTTGTATATCTTCACATTTCCTGCCTCAGCTATGGGATAATCCTGAGGAAAGTAAAAATGCATTAATAATGAGAAGGTTATCCAAAACGAGTTAATTATATCAAAATGTTTATTGTTACTCCACCCAAGTTGCTGATATTTCCGCTTCGCTTGTTCTCCATATTCCACATCTTCTTTTTTTGATGTGAAAAACTGAAATAACTCTCCAATTTTATTAGTCTCTTTCAAATCCTGCAGCAACGTGCTTCTATCAAGCATTGATTTTTTTCCCTCCACAACTTCCAGATTGTTGAACTGTCTGGTATATAAACTTCATTTACCTTATTCCGAATCACCTATCTTCGGAATAAGCAAGATTTTCTACATAACCGTCTACATCTGCAGGCGGTTTATTTATTATACCGCACAATATAGAAATTGGAAAGGAGCATCTTCATGCAAGAACCTGTACTCGCTCTCATTGCCGCAGGCGCCGTGATGTTTCTCGTCATTGGCGGTCTTTCTCTTTTAGCGCATTACTATACCTTAAACGGAATCAAATCCCGCACTGTAGGTGACGGCCAGCATGGTACGGCACGCTTTGCAACCAAGCAGGAAATCAAAAGAATCTACAAGCATATTCCATTTGAGCCGGAGCTGTGGAGGCAGGGGCAGTGTCTGCCTGCCACAGATGAGCAGGGCATCATCCTTGGAAGCAAAGGAGCAAAGAACAAGGTGACAGCGCTGGTGGATACTGATGATGTTCATTGTCTGATGATTGGTGCATCCGGTGTTGGCAAGACGGCATTTTTCCTGTACCCCAATTTGGAATATGCCTGTGCCTCTGGCATGAGCTTTCTGACCACCGATACCAAGGGTGACCTCTACCGCAATTACGGTACCATTGCACAAGACTACTATGGCTACCATGTGGCAGTCATCGACCTCAGAAACCCCACACGCTCGGATGGCAACAATATGCTCCACCTGGTCAACACCTATATGGATCAATACATTGCTGATGAAAATAACCTTGTGGCAAAGGCAAAGGCAGAGAAATACGCTAAGATCATCTCCAAAACCATCATCAATTCCAGCGGCGAAAATTACGGTCAAAATCAGTTTTTCTATGATGCCGCCGAAGGTCTTTTAACCTCTGTCATTTTGCTGATTGCCGAATATCTGCCGCCCTCTGAGGTGGATGACCGGAAAAAGGATTGCCGTCATATCATCAGCGTATTTAAGCTGGTGCAGGACTTGCTTGCTCCAAGCAAGGTAAAGGGCAAGAGTCAGTTCCAGCTCCTTATGGATAAGCTCCCCTCAGACCACAAGGCCCGCTGGTTTGCAGGTGCCGCACTTAACTCTGCAGAGCAAGCTATGGCATCGGTGCTCTCCACCGTGCTCTCTCGGCTCAACTCCTTTTTAGACAGTGAGATGGAGCAGGTTCTCTGTTTTGAAACGGCCATTGATGCGGAGAAATTCTGTAAGGAAAAGTCCGCGTTGTTTATTGTGCTTCCCGAAGAAGATTTGACTAAGTATTTTATGGTCTCTCTTATGATCCAGCAGCTCTATCGGGAGATTCTTGCGGTTGCCGATGAAAATGGCGGTAAGCTGAAAAACCGTGTGATGTTTTATTGCGATGAGCTGGGAACGCTTCCGACCATTGAATCGCTCGAATTAATTTTCACTGCTTCACGCTCCCGCCGTCTTTCCATGGTGCCCATCATACAGTCATTCGGTCAGCTTGAAAAGAATTATGGCAAGGAGGGTTCAGAAATCATCGTAGACAACTGCCAAGATACCATTTTCGGCGGTTTCGCTCCCAATAGCCAGACTGCCGAGGTGCTAAGCAAGGCGCTGGGTTCCAGAACTGTCATGAGCGGCAGCGTGAACCGTGGAAAGAATGATCCCAGCCAATCGCTACAGATGATGGAACGACCTCTCATGACATCGGATGAACTGAAATCCATCCCCAAGGGAAACTTTGTTGTCATGAAAACCGGCACTCATCCCATGAAAACACGGTTGCGCTTGTTTCTTGATTGGGGTATCCGTTTCGGAAAGCCTTATGCCGTAGAGGAAAAGGCACATCGGAAGGTAACGTATGCCGACAAAAATATGCTGGAAGAAAATATTGTCCGAAGGCATATGACCTGTCTTATGGCTGATGAAGAAACTGGGGAGGTTATTGAGGCATCAGCCGGAACCGGCACGCTTCATACCCCTGTAGCAGAATCCGCTGAAAACACCATGCGCCGACGCACTGTACTCAAAACGTAAAGGAGGGTAACCATGAGCTATTTTAAGCAGCTTTATTCCGCTACGCCCGATGAGCTTCCACATCGGGCGAGGGCGGTTTATATGTATCTTCGTGACCGCGCCGGAAAAGGGGAAGATTGCTGGCCTGCGGTAAAAACCATCGCTTCTGATTTGCAGTTATCTCGCAGTACCATCAAGCGAGCTCTCAACGATCTGGTCAAGGCCGGACTTATTGAAAAGGAAGCCCGTTATCGGGAAAATGGCAGCAACACCAGCAACAGGTTTATTTTAAAAGATGAGTGATTTAAAATTCATAAAAAAGTAGTTGCCGCCAAGGGGGAGCTATGGCTTATTCGAGAACCCAGGTGCGGTTCACAGTGAACCCACCGGAACCTCCCACTCTAAGAAAGACTTATCACAGAATAAATAATATATATTGCGGCAGGCATTAGGAAAAGGGATAAACCAACTGCGTAAGAATAAGGGTTTAACTTCTGAACAGCTATCAGAACTGTGCGAAGTAAATGTCATGCATATTCGCAAAATCGAAAGCGGTGGCAGCCTGCCCAGCTTTTTCTCTCTTTCTGATAATTTACAATGTGTTAGGAACATCGACGAATCATAAAGTTGATACTTGATTGTGCAAGTACGGGCATTGACTGCCATTCACCGTTATGAGTTCCGTTAAGAGAGAAATAATATTTTTGTTATCTGTGTATTTTTTTACTCAATTACTAGAACTTGAATTCTTCCGACGCAGGAAGTATAATAATTCCATATAAACCTATACAAATTGAAAAATTGGGAGGTGGATTATGGATTACATAACAGCCAGTGAGGCTGCGAAAAAATGGGGCGTTTCCGGAAGGGCGATCACCTATCATTTGAAAGCCGGGCGCATCCCAGGTGCGGCCAAAATGGGGAACGTTTGGCTGATACCAGCAAATACCGAACGGCCTGCCGATAACAGACGCGGCGGGCGTGCGCAGTCAGCCTCGCTCTTACTGGACAACCTGCTTTATGTCTTGGAAGCTGCCGACAGACCCATGCCCATACATGACCCGGATGCCATTCTGGAAAGCATAGAAGAGGATAGGATACGGCTGATTTATGAAGCGGAGCTCTCTTACCTGAGGGGCGATTTTAAGAAGGTAATAAGCTGTTATGATAACACTCAGGAAGACGATGCGGTGCGTCTGCGTATCAGCCCAATAGCCATTGTTGCAGCCATCAGCTTGGGGAATTATCAGACCTACACTCAGATTGCTGCCAATCTCAAACGATATACAAAGGGTGATAAGGACGGCGAAATAAGAGCTGCTGCAGAGTTTTGCCTCACCACCGCCGCTGTGAGTGTGCTTGCGCCTAACATGGTTCCCGACTGGCTGAAAGCAGGGGATTTAAGCGGCCTGCAATCTCAATTAAGGCTTAATGCCCTTTATCTGCGGGCAAAGTATTTATATTGTGCCGGCGAGTTTGATACCGCCCTGGCTGTGGCGCAGACTGCACTGACGTTGAATTCTCCAGAGAGGGGGATCACCACAACCAATATCTATCTGCGCTTAATCTGTGCCATTGCCTGCTATGCACTGGAACGAAAGAACGAGGCCAAGGGCTGGCTACTTCCGGCCATGCGGCTTGCCTTGCCACACGGTTTTGTCACACCGTTTGCGGAGCTTGTTTCGGAGCTTGGCGGGCTGGTTGAAACGTGCTTGGAGCAGGAATTCCCTGATTACTATGATGCGGTTACACTGCAATGGAAAAACACCGTGAAAAACTGGATTTCCTTTCACAACCAATTTACCAAGGATAACATTACACTCATCCTATCTAAACGGGAGGCTCACCTTGCCAAGCTTGTGGCACGACGAATCTCTTATGCAGAAATTGCAAAGGAGCATTGCATTTCCATTGGAAGACTCAAGAACATTATGCTGGATATATATGGAAAGTTGCATATATCCGGACGCGATGAGCTTGCGCAATACATTTTAACGACCAAAAAAACGTGACTTTTTGAGTGCGAAAAGTCACTACCTAACATTTAGATTTGCCCTTATGATAGAAGTGAAAGCTATCATAAGGGCTTTTTTATGTCCATAATGAAAGGGGTGGTATTCGATGAATCAGGAAGAAAAGCATTTGCATAAAATCTATCAGGTAGGAGACCGGAGCTTTCCCATTTATTTTGAATACGATGAGCAGATGGGCGAAAGCTATCCAGCCTACCCGGATTTTGAAGAATATCCGGAGTACACGGCAGAAGGCCGGCCGTTTGTTACGGCGGTGCAGGAAAGCTGCCCTTATGCTAAGGTGAAGACCTTGGAAGAAGAGATGCCCAGCGAATGCAGTGACTGCGGCTGGTTTTACCGGGAACATACACCGTATGACCCCATCGGGATCTGCATGTGCGATGCAAGGCGGTGTAAACCTAACGCAGGAGAGGAATAAAGAGTTCTATATTAAGACAATGGATAGATTAGTCCAATACAAGGAGGTCAAAAGAATATGAAAATAACACAAAAACGGATACTTAGCCTGCTGCTCTCGGCGGCTCTGATTTTTGCAGGGCTACCAATGACAGCAATGGCCGAGGAAGAGCTGCTCATACAGAACAGCGGCGAGCCCATAGCTCTTTCCATCGATGTGGGGAATATTTCCGAAAATAGCGCTGAGATTGCTTTCTCTGCCAGTACGGACGGAACGGTATACTATACTGTATGCCAGTCTGGTGAACAGCCGCCTGAGGAAGCCGTTCTCTTAACCAAAGAAACGGTGGCAGTGACGGAAGGCTCAGCATCAGTCGTTGCTGCAGAGTTGGCAGCACAAACCGGCTATACGGTTTATGCTTTGTTGGAGGATGCTGCGGGGAAGCGTTCAACGGTAGCGGCAAAGGAGTTTACCACCGAGGACGAAGCGGGAATGGAAAGCGAAGCAAATTCGCCAGTTGCAGCGCAGCCTCCAACCATGGCAGGGCCTGCTTTGCTGACGCCAAACGCAGGCTACCGTGCTGGTGAGCCTGTCCCTTACCTTGATGACAAGGGAGCGGAGCAGACATGCGATGTCTATACAAAACTTACCGCTGAGTATATTTTGAGCAACAGCAGCACGCTGACCGACGGTTGGTATGTTGTTGACAGTACGTTCACATACGCAAACAGGATTACCATCAGCGGCGATGTTCATATCATCCTGACAGACAGCGCCAATATGACAGCAAGTAAGGGTATCACTGTTGAAGGCAGTAATAGCCTGACGATATACGGCCAGTCCGGGGGAACGGGAAAACTGACCGTCACAGGTAGCAAAGACGGCGATGCGGGCATCGGCGGAGGTGAGAGCAGTGCGGGTGGCACAATTACCATTAATGGCGGCACGGTCACAGCTAAAAGTGGTGTGCAGGGTGCAGGTATAGGTGGCGGAGATGACGGGGCAGGAGGCAATATCACCATCAATGGCGGCATGGTCACCGCCACAAGTAACAATTTTGGTGCAGGCATCGGTGGCGGCTTAGGCGGTGCGGGCGGCACAATCGTCATCAGCGGTGATGCGGAAGTCAAGGCCACAGGCGGTAGCGGCTTCTCTGGTTCTGTATTCGCTTTAGGAGGCGGTGCCGGTATAGGCTCCGGCGGTGGTATAAGCAATTATATTCATGACGGCAACTCTCCTGCTTCCGGGAGCATTACAATAAGCGGAAATGCAAACGTAACTTCGCAAGGTGGCGGAGGTGACAGTTCTAATGCAGTAAAAGCCCATGGCGGCGCAGGCATAGGCTCCGGCGGCGCGGCGGGTACTGGGAGCAGTGCCGATAGTTTAGGCACAATTACAATCAATACCACTGGAACAGTCAACGCCACAGGCGGTGTCGATGTTGGCGGTGCAAATCCGGGTACGAACATAGGAGCAGGTGGCTCGCAAAGTGGCGCAGGTACGGAATGGTCTGGCAACCCTGTCCCTTACCTTGACGACAAGGGTGTGGAGCAGTCGCGCGCTGTCTATACAAAACTTACTGCAGAGTACCTTTCAAGCAACAGCAGCATGCTAAACAGTGGCTGGTACGTTGTTGACAGTACATTTACATATGGAGATAGGATCATCTTCATCAGCGGTGATGTTCATATCATCCTGACGGACAGTGCTAATATGACTGCAAGTAAGGCTATCGCCGTTACAGGCAGCAACAGCCTGACTCTATACGGCCAGTCCGGGGGAACAGGCAAGCTGACCGCCACAGGCGGTCCGCAGGATGCAGGTATAGGTGGCGGCCTCGATGGTGCAGGCGGCACAATTACCATCAATGGTGGTGCGGTCAAGGTCACAGGTGGCATCGGCGGTGCAGGCATAGGCGGCGGAAGAAGAGGTGCGGGCGGCACAATCACCATCAACGGTGGTACAGTCAACGCCACAGGCGGCCAATGTGGTGCGGGCATAGGCGGAGGCGACGTGGGTGCGGGCGGCGCAATCGCTATCAGTGGCGAAGCGAAGGTCACTGCCACAGGCGGCCAATGTAGTGCGGGCATAGGTGGGGGCTACGGCAGTACAGGTGGCACAATTACCATCAATGGTGACGCAGAAGTCAAGGCCACAGGTGGTATTGGTTTCTCTGATTCGACATTCGCTGTTGGCGGCGGCGCAGCCATTGGCTCAGGTGGTGGAAAAAGTGACACTTCTGGCGGAAATCCCCCTGCTTCTGGAACCATTACGATAACTGAAAATGCAAACGTAACTGCACAGGGCGGCGCGGGTGACGGTTCGAATACGATAAAAGGCCATGGCGGCGCGGGCATCGGCTCCGGTGGTGCGGCGGGTAGCGGGGATAGCGCAGGCAGTGTGGGCACAATCACAATCAATACCACGGGAACGGTCAATGCCATAGGCGGTGCGGGCGATAATAACGGCGCAAACCTGGGAGCGGACATTGGCGCAGGTGGTTCGCAAAGCGGAGCGGGCAAGCCGTATTACACCATCACGATTGACACTCAGCCCGCCGGCAATACCACTGTTACACAGGGCAGTATTACTGAAAGCTTGTCTGTGTCCGCAAGTGTATCGCCAAACGGTGTGCCTGCTTATGAATGGTTCAGCAGCAAAACGAATAGCAGCACAGGCGGTGTGTCAACCAGCGTAAAAACTCCGAGTTTCACTATCCCCACAGATTTAACAGCGGGCGACCATTACTATTATTGTGTTGTAAGTGCCATGGGTGCGGCTTCCGTGCCTTCCAGCGTGGCGACGGTGACGGTAACGGCCGCACAGCCAATGACACATACCATATCAGCCAGTGCGGGAGCAAACGGCAGTATTTCACCCTCCAGCAACATATCCGTCATAAAAGGTGCAAACCAAACATTTGCCATCACGCCAAACAGCGGTTATTCCATCCGTGATGTAAAAGTGGACGGCACAAGTGTTGGTGCGGCCAGTAGTTACGCGTTTAGCAATGTCACCGAAAATCACACCATCCACGCAGAGTTTTACTACAGCTATTCAGGCGGCGGTGGCGGCGGTTCAGGAGGCGGAATGACTGTACCGAAAACCAATATCACCACCGATAAACAGCCCGATATGCCAACCGTGGCAAACATGAGCGTTTCAGGCACAGTGAAGGACGGCATTCTCTCTGCAACCATCACCGAACAGATGGTGAAGGACGCCATCAAGGCGGCACAGGATGCGGCGGAAAAATCCGGCAAGACGCTTGATGGAATTGCTGTAGATTTCAATGTCATAGGCAGTGGCAGCTATACTAACCTGAATGCAATGATTGAAGCTGGTGCAATCGACCGTCTAAAAGAATCGGGTGTGAAGTTCATTAAAATCGGCTCGTCTGTATTGGATGTAACCTTTGATACTGGTGCGATTGCCGAGGTTGACAATCAGTCCACCGGCACGGTTACGGTTTCTGCCAGGAAGCTGACGAAGCTGTCTGATGCGGCAAAGAAGCTCATCGGCAATCGTCCTGTGTTTGACATTACCGTAAGCTATCAGAAGAATGGAAAAGCCGAATATGTCAGCAAATTCGGTAAGGGTATCGTAACGCTGGGGATATCCTACGAAGCAACAGGAGGAGAGAACAAAGGCCATCTGTTCGGTGTGTACGTTGATAAGAACGGCAAACCACAGCTTTTAAATAACTCCAGCTACGACAACACCGGCAGACTGATTTTCAGCAGAAACAGCCTGTCCACCTACGGCGTGGGCTACAAGGCTCCCGCCCCGACCTTCACCGATACGGCAAAGCATTGGGCAAAGGACCATATTGATTTTGTGGTCAGCCGTGGTTTGATTACCGGAAGCAGCGAGAGCACATTTACTCCGAATACAGCCATCACCCGTGCTGACTTCCTGATGGCACTGGGTAGGCTTTCCGGTGCGGATGGGAGTAGTTACAAAACCAGCAGCTTCACCGATGTGAAGAATACTGATACCGCCATGCCTTATATCGAATGGGCGGTTAAAAACAAAATCGTGCAGGGCATCGGCAGTGGAAAATTCAGGCCAAACGACTCCATCACTCGTGAGCAGATGGCGGTAATGATGCAAAACTATGCAACGGCTACCGGCTACAAGCTGCCTGTATCACGGCAGAGCATCACCTTTGCCGATGATGCAAAAATCTCCGCTTACGCAAAAGCTGCGGTAAAGGCAATCCAGCAGACCGGAGTGGTGGGCGGTAAGGGCAATAATCTCTTTGACCCGCAGGGCAATGCTACTCGTGCGGAAGCATCCACCATCCTGCGCCGCTTTGTGGAGTTGGTCATTGACGAAGGCACAGCACGTGGCTGGGTACAGAATGATGCCGGTCAGTGGCAGTATATTGGCGAAAACGGCAAGCCTGCCATCGGCTGGCTCACCACCGAAAGCGGCAAGTATCACTATTATTTCACCGTTGACGGCAGCATGGTTGCAGGAAAATGGCTGGAGATCGAAGGTAAACGGTACTACTTCAATGCCGACGGATCTCTTGCTAAAAGCACTAAAATTGACGGCTATGAGGTCGATGAAAACGGCGTGAGAAAAGTGAAGTAAGAATAAAAGGAGAATAGGATATTCGTTATCTGTATACTTTTTTGAACAATTATGGAAACTTGAATTCTTCCAGCGCAGGAAGTATAGTATTCTTGAATAATTGGATTGGAGGGAGCGTAATGGATTGCAAAACAACCGGAAAACTGCGAAAAACGATTGCGCTCCAGCCTGAGGAACTTAAAAAATTCATTCTATGAGTCTAAAAAAAGTGACTTTTTGAGTACGAAAAGTCACTACCTAACATTTAGGTTTGCCCTTATGATAGAAATGAAAGCTATCATAAGGGCTTTTTTTATGCCCATCCCGAAAAGGAGTGCGGGGGGATGAATCAGGAAGAAAAGCATTTACATAAAATCTACCGGGTGGGAGACCGGAGCTTTCCCATTTATCTCTAATACGATGAACAGACAAAAAGGAGTGTAATCTAATGATTGATAGTAGTTTAAACAATAGGAGGCGCATTACGGCTGTTCTGCTTGTTGCAGTACTGTTGCTTATGTCATTTACATTGGCGCCAGTATCGGCATTTGCCGATGAACCAGGAGGGAATAGTCGGGCAGAATTTGCAGGCGGTGACGGTTCTCAGAGCAATCCTTATCAGGTTGCCACAGCGGATCAGTTAAACAACGTGAGGAACCACCTTGACAAACATTTTATACAAATAGCAGACATTGATCTGAACATCGCCCCCTACAATACGGGCAATGGGTGGGTGCCTATAGGTACTCAAAGCGCACAGTTTACAGGTTCGTTTAATGGAAATGAGAAAACCATTAAAAATCTTTATATCAACTCAACTACAGAATCAAGCGGTCTTTTTGGCTATGTATACTCAAGTTATTCAATCGAAAATATGAGACTGGAGAATGTTAATGTACAAAGCACAGGCAACTATACAGGTGCTTTGGCTGGTCAAAGTACCTGCACGATTAGAAACACCTACGTTACCGGTTCGGTAAAAGGAGTTAAGGTCACCGGTGGGTTGGTGGGAACTAATGCGGGTCAGATAGAACGATCCTATTCTTCAGCAACGGTACAAGGGACTGAGGCTGTAGGCGGCTTAGTCGGTTATAATTTTTCAAATATTACTAACGCATATGCCAGGGGTAACGTAAAAGGTGAGAAGAGTGTAGGCGGATTGATTGGAATTTGTGATGGGTCATTAAACGTGAAGCAGGTTTTTTCAACCGGAAGCGTGGCTGGATCACAGCAGGTTGGCGGCTTAGTGGGAGACATCACAGGAAGCCCCATTTTTGAAAAGGCCTTTTGGGACGTGAACTCATCGGGTCTTACGAATTCTGCAGCTGGCGAGGGCAAAACCACGGCCCAATTGAAGGATCCGAAAAGTTATCTATCCTGGGCTTGGGATACTGCGGCTTGGTACCAGTATGGAAGTATCAACGATGGGTATTTTTTTCTAAAAGGTCTGATATCAGACGCCGACGCAGTTGCAGTAGATGCTTACTCTCTGACCTACGAAAGGATTTTGGGCGACAATAATGCCGCTAATTTTGGCAATACCAGTGGGATCACTTATGTGATGGCAGATCTGGTAAGCCCGTGGCCGCTCATTGGCGATAATGCCTCAACCATTTCTTGGAGTGCAGCCCCAACAGGCTGGATAGACCCGGCGACAGGCAAAGTCACAAGGCCAACAGCAACGCAGGGTAATCAAGAGGTTACACTAACGGCCTCTTTAGCTAAGGGCGGGTTTCATGAAACAAAAAGCTTTAAGTTGACGGTTACTGTGCCGGAGTCTGTTTCCCAGCCTGTTGCCAATCTGGCATCAGGAGGGATTACCCAAAACCAAACGGTAACGTTGACAACGCCAACCGCGGGCGCGCAAATTTATTACACCACGGACGGCAGTGCACCCACAATGAACAGCCACTTGTATACAGGGCCCATACAGCTAAGCAATAGTTGTATTCTAAAAGCCTTTGCAGCAAAAAAATTCATGACCAGTAGCCCGGTTGTCACTTACAATTATGCGGTATTTGCCGGCGGTGACGGCAGTGTAGACAATCCCTTTCAGATCTTCACACCGGAACAGCTTAACGGTATCAGATATGCACCTGACAAACATTTTGTCTTGGGTGCGGACATTTACTTAAGTGTTGCACCCTATAATACGGGTGCAGGATGGCTGCCAATACCTTCTTTTTCGGGGACCTTGAATGGGAATGGGAAGGCCATAAACAATCTTTTTATCAATCGGCCGAACACCCAATACGTAGGATTTATAAATGAACTTAAGCCTGGGGCTCTGATAAAAAATTTAAAGCTAAGTAATGTAAATATAGTGGGTGGCTATGCCGTTGGCGGCTTAGCAGCTGCAAACACCATGGCTGGCAATACGACCATTCAAAATGTTGCCCTTACGGGGAGAGTAGAGTCAACATATTATCTTGTGGGCGGACTTGTTGGTGAAATGTGGTCGGTAAGCATCCTTAACTCAATGACCGATTGTGAAGTATACTCTGCCTCGGCTCCTAGTGGGCCATCAGAGGCAGGCGGGCTGGCAGGGTCGCTAAGCGGCAGTGTGATTACAAATTGTTATGCATTAGGTAAAGTCAATGGAACGGGTAGTGATGTTGGTGGACTTGTTGGACAAATCTTAAGTAGCAACATCAGCAATTCGTATGCCAAAGGGAAAGTGGTTGGCACAACCGAGGTAGGCGGTCTGGTAGGACGTGGCTATAATACGAATACAGTTACAAGCAGTTACTGGGATAAAGAGACATCAGGCATAGCTTCATCAGCCTTTGGGGAAGGCAAGACCACCAATGAGATGAAGACCAAGGAGACCTATGTAGATTGGAATTTTACAGATTTATGGAGTATTAACAGTAGTTTTAATGGCGGATATCCATTTATTAACCCCGCTGCAATCGACATCGGCGTTGCGAAGGATGCACTTACCTGGGGTGCGATCCGTGGAGGAAACAGCACACAGGATAACATTACAAAAAATTTAGTCTATCCATTGCCAACGATAGGAGCGAAGGAAACAACGATTGCATGGAGTCTGGAGAACCCATCTCCTAATCTGCTTGATACTGCAACAGGAGCAGTGACAAGACCTGCAGCTGGGGAAGCGGATCAGCAGATTACCCTAATTACCACTATAACAAAAGATGGCATTAGTGCTACCAAGAGCTTTCCCTTGACAATCAAGGCAATCAGCAAAAATCCTCTCCTGAGTGATATGAAGATAAATGGCATAACGGTTACCGGGTTTACATCGAACCAATATAATTACAGTGTAGAGCTTCCGCATGGCACCCAGCCCGGCAGTGAGGCAGCTAAGGTTGCTGCGACTGCGCAGGATCCAAACGCAACGCTTGAAATCACTCAAGCCGCACAATTCCCGGGAACAGCCAAAGTTAAAGTAACGGCGGAGGATAGCGTTACAACACAGGAATATACCATCAACTTTACAGAACTTAACCGTGCGCCGAAGAGAAAAGCTGCTGTACCGGCTGGGACTACTGAAAATGTTGAGGTAAACAAGGCCTATACGCTAGACCTTTCGACTATCTTTGAGGATGAAGACGACGATGTGCTGACCTACAAAGTGTCAGTTGATAATGCAGCCGTAGTTAAGGCAGAAACGAACTACTCGCGCACTCCGACAGCCGCTGGAACGACGAAGCTGGTGTTTACGGCAAATGACGGTAAGAGTGATTCTCTTGATACCTATACGGTTACATTGACGGCAACCAATCCCCAGCCAACACAGGTTGCGCCATCCATTACAACACAACCCACTGAGCAGGCAGTATCAGAAGGCGCAGACGTTCAATTTACTGTAGTTGCTGCAGGAAGCACACCACTTAGCTACCAGTGGAAAAAAGGGGGAGAAGCATTATCCGATGGTGGAAGAATAAGCGGGGCTAATACATCACAGCTTACCATTACCGGTGCGCAGATGTCTGATGCAGGCAGCTATAGCTGTTATGTGAGCAATACAGCGGGAAATGTGACCAGCAATGCGGCAGAGCTTCTGATGAATGGAACGTCTATTGTAAATGCTTATATCAATCCTTCACAGGTATCCTTCAATTTAGATACTCCTGCTGATGTTAGTACAGCGATTACTTGGAACGGTGCGACAGCTGTTATGGGAGTAAAGAATGGAACGACATCCCTCGATACATCCGCTTATAGTGTAAATGGGAATACCCTGATTATTGAGGAAAGCTATCTTTCAGGATTAGGCATGAATGTTGGGGATGAAATAAATCTTACAATATCATTTGATGCTGGGGATGTTACTCTTAAAGTGACTGCTGTGAAAAACCATATCCCCGGCAACCATGCGCCGAAGAGAAAAGCTGCTGTGTCGGCTGTGGCAACCGCAAATGTTAAAGTAAATTCGTCATATAGTCTGGATCTTTCCACAATTTTCGAGGATGAAGACGGCGATGCGCTGACTTACAAAGTGTCAGTTGATAATGCAGCCACAGTTACGGCAGAAACGAACTACTCGTATACGTCAACAGCCGCCGGAACGACCAAGCTGGTGTTTATGGCAAATGACGGCAAGGCAGATTCTCTTGATATCTATACGGTTACATTGACGGCAACTGAAGCCGTAGACCCGGATATTGCTCGTGTAAATGCTGCAAAGGATGCTATTCAAGACGGTACTGTCAAAGTAAGTATGGGCGCAACGCAGGACGACAAGACAGCGGCGGTACAGAGCTATGTGAATAATATTATCAGCAATAACGCCAATGCCGCCGGAGTAACTGCCATTGTCACTTACAGCAGTGGCGATCAGTATAATGTTGCTCTGTCAAAAGGCAGTGTAAACGATGATAAGAGCCTTACCATGACTATTGTTGAAGCAGCTCCTATCACGGTGAACTCAATGAGCGTTAAAGCCTCACCGTCCAAAACTTCCTATACCGCAGGGGAAAAGCTTAATCTTACAGGCCTTGTCGTGACTTTGCATCAGGATGCAAGCACCTCGGAGGATATAGACTTTGAGGATTTTGCCGGAAACGGAATCACCGTCAGCCCTGCAAATGGAACGGTACTGACAACCACAGATACCGAGGTGACTATCACCCACACGGCTTCTGGCGAATCTGTGAAGGAAAACATCATGGTGAATCCGGCAAGCTCTGTTATTCGGGTAACAGGGATTACTCTGAACCCAAAAAGCATTACACTTTACAGCAATACCACATCCAGCTCGGCGATACTGGCAACAACGATTGCGCCCTCTGACGCTACGGACAAGGGTGTATCATGGCAGAGCAGCAACCCGGCTGTCGCTACTGTAGATGCAGCTGGTAAGGTATCTGCGGTGTCAAATGGCATAGCAACCATTACCGCAACCACCGCTGACGGAGGATATACCGCTTCTTGTACGGTAACGGTAACCACCTATAACAGCGGTACTAATTCAGGCGGTGGCGGCGGTTCAAGCGGCGGAATGACTGTGCCAAAAACAAACATCACCACCGACAAACAGCCCTATATGCCAACTGTGGCAAAAATGAGCGTTTCAGGAACAGTGAAAGAAGGCATTCTCTCTGCAACCATCACCGAACAGATGGTGAAGGACGCCATCAAGGCGGCGCAGGATGCGGCGGAAAAATCCGGAAAGAAATTTGATGGAATTGCTGTAGATTTCAATGTCATAGGCAGTGGCAGCTATACTAACCTGAATGCAACTATTGATGCGGGTGCAATCGACCGTCTAAAAGAATTAGGTGTTAAATTTATCAAAATCGGCTCGTCTGTACTTGATGTAACCCTTGATACTGGTGCGATCGCCGAGGTTGACAATCAATCCACTGGCACGGTTACGGTTTCTGCGAGGAAGCTGACGAAGCTGTCCGATGCGGCAAAGAAGCTCATCGGCAATCGTCCTGTGTTTGACATTACTGTAAGCTATCAGAAGAACGGCAAAACCGAGTATGTCAGCAAGTTTGGCAAGGGGATCGTGACGCTGGGGCTTGCCTACGAAGCAACAGCCAAAGAAAACAAAGGCAATCTATTTGGCGTGTATGTCGATAAGAACGGCAAGCCGGAGCTTTTGACGAACTCCAGTTACGACAATACCGGCAGACTGATTTTCAGCAGAAACAGCCTGTCAACCTATGGCGTGGGTTACAAGGCTCCCTCTCCTGCTTTCATCGATACAGCGAAGCATTGGGCAAAGGACAATATTGATTTTGTTGTCAGCCGTGACCTGATCAGCGGCACCAGCACGACCACCTTTGCACCGAACACAGCCATCACACGTGCCGACTTCCTGATGGCACTGGGCAGGCTTTCCGGTGCGGATGTGAGTAGTTACAAAACCAGCAGCTTCACCGATGTGAAGGGCACTGATACCGCCATGCCTTATATCGAATGGGCGGTTAAGAACAAGATTGTGCAGGGCATCGGAGGCGGCAAGTTTGGCCCCGATGAACAGATCAGCCGTCAGGATATGGCGGTAATGATGCAGAACTATGCAACAGCTACCGGCTACAAGCTGCCGGTATCACGGCAGAGCATTACTTTTGCCGATGACGCAAAAATATCCGCTTACGCAAAAGCTGAGGTAAAGGCAATCCAGCAGACCGGAGTGGTGGGCGGTAAGGGTAATAATCTCTTTGATCCGCAGGGCAACGCAACACGTGCGGAAGCATCTACTATCCTGCGCCGCTTCGTGGAGCTGGTCATTGACGAAGGCACAGCGCGCGGCTGGGTACAGAATGATGCCGGTCTGTTGCAGTATATTGGCGAAAACGGCAAGCCTGCCATCGGCTGGCTCACGACTGACGGTGGCAAGTATCACTACTATTTCACTGCTGACGGCAGCATGGTTGCCGAAAAATGGCTGGAGATCGAAGGTAAATGGTACTACTTCAATGCCGATGGTTCTCTTGCTAAAAGCACTAAAATTGACGGCTATGAGGTCGATGAAAACGGCGTGAGAAAAGTGAAGTAAGTATAAAAAGAGAATAGAGCCAAGGGCAAACCTATTGAAAAATAGGGGCGCAAAGCCATAGGGTCTACGGCGTTTACACGCTATGATAGCCTGGCTGCCAAAAGCTGCACAAGAGCCTGCCCGCTTCTAAGGGCAGGCTCTTGCTCACTTTTTCGGCTTTTGACGGAATATTTGGGTATCGGGCTACAGGGCTTTCGCTGCCAAGGTGAAGGAGGACATGGAATGAACCGATGCCCTAATTATTCCGGGAGGTCTAAATAAAGGCAGACTCTTCGGTACATATCAATCTGCTTTTATACAATTTTATATTGAAAGAAACAAAAAGTCAGTATTTTGCCATAGGCAACGTACTGACTTTTTTTCTTCGACAATAAATAAGGTTATTTCCCTTTTTAAGCCAAAGTTAGCGCTTGAAAGCACTTTGATTGTTGAGCTCCATTGCCGCTCACCCCCGCTTCTGACATTTTGACTAACTATCAAAATTCAGAAACGGAGGACAAGCCACATGGCAGAAAAGAGAAAATATCAGATTAAGGTACAGGGTCAGCTTGTACCGGTCAGCGAGGAAATATATGACACCTATTACCGCATGAAACGCCGAGAGCTTTATCTGGAGGAACGGGATAAGGCACATGGTGTATTTTACTACAGCACTTTAGATACCAAGGATATGAATGGAGAGGATGCAATTCTGGATCTCGTTTCTCCTTATGTGGAGGATGAAGTTATGGACAAGCTAATAGCGGAAAAGCTCCGTGAATGCATCGCACAGCTTACGCAGGAGGAACAAGAAGTCATTCACGCTCTGTTTTTCCGGGCTATCAGTGAACGCAAATTGTCTGCTGAAACTGGTCTGCACCATATGACAATTCATGATCGGAAGATTAAAATTCTTGCTAAATTAAAAAAACTGATGGAAAAGTAAAAATATTTCCGTGCAGCCCCCTCACGAAATCGGCTTAGTAGTGAGGGGGTTTTCTATTCTCCCTCGTTGCTCTTTGAAAATTTCATATCCGATGACCTGAATACATTAGCTGACGGGCCTCGAAAAGGAAAGCGACCTTGGAGGATGCGCCAAGACCACCTGTAGTACGGCGATGAGAACACAAAGCATAGACTTATATTTTTTCTGTTCAGGGCTTCTCATTACCGAGCTATCAAAGACGGCCAAATAAGGTGCAAAGCGGTACCCATCCGACCAAAAAACAGGCTGTGGCAGCCTGTTTCGCAATGACCCCGTCAGCCTATATTGATACTTCTGTCCAGTCACAGCCCCCCTTGAACGGGGGAACACGCAATGAGGGCAGCCGGCAGAGATCCTGGCGGGGGTGAAATTCCCATGATGCGGTGAAGCCAGCCGCAGTTCAGGTCATCGCCCTATAAGCCCGATATAACATGGGCTTTGTGTGCTTGGGGAGTAGTGTCGAATGAAGCACTTTGAATTTTAAATGTCTTAATGTCAGAAGCAATGGGGATCACTCTATCATTTTGCATGCCTTTAAAATCAAGCAAAAGGGTGATCCCTATTTTTGTGCCATTAAACAGAAACAAGGGAGGTGCGTATGATGCAGGAACAGAGAAAGACCATAAGGCGTGGAGATATTTTCTATGCCGACTTAAGCCCTGTGGTGGGCTGCGAACAAGCAGGCATCCGGCCTGTTCTTATTTTACAAAATGACATCGGAAACCGTTACAGTCCCACAATCATTGCCGCTGCCATAACCAGTCAGCCAAAGAAGAAGCTGCCTACCCATGTGGAAATGGGGCATATGGAAGCACTCCAGGATAATTCGGTGGTACTGCTGGAGCAGATACGCACCCTTGACCGTATACGGCTTTTGGACTACATAGGAAGATTAAACAGGCTGCGGATGCTTTCGGTGGACAGGGCACTTGCAGTTAGTATCGGGCTGACTACGTCAGAAGTGATGCAACCATAGAAAGGAAAAATCCCATCAGAAATAAGGAGGCGAGATTCATGTCAAAGGAACAGACAGCCAATGAAGTCAAGTATAAAATCACCTTGAAGCTGCTTACGATTATGCTCCGTAACGGGCTGATTACCCAAGAAGAATATGAAAAAATCGATGATTTGAACCGCCAGACCTTCCTTCCTGAGCTTGCAAAAGTATATGTGTAATAACACTAGCTATTCAAAAGCTTGTGTGGTAATGTATGTTGCTAACAGGAGGTAATCCTGTCAGAAAGGAGGGGAAAACCATGGCAGATAAGCAGACCAAGGCTAAAAAAATAACCAAGATCAATCCTGTAAAGTCGCAGGTTACCATGCAGCTCGAACCAAGAAAGCGTGTCTGTGCCTACTGCAGAGTCAGCACCGATTCCAGAGAACAGCAGAATTCCTTTACTGCACAGACCGCCTATTATAAGGAAATGATCAGTAAAAGGGAGGATTGGCAATTTGCCGGAATCTATGCCGACGAAGCACGGAGCGGAACGAAGCTGAAGAAACGAGATGATTTCCTGCGCATGATGCGAGACTGCGAAGCCGGAAAAATAGATATCATCCTCACAAAATCGGTCACTCGTTTCGCAAGAAACACTGTTGACAGCATTCAGTCAATCCGCAAGCTGAAGCTTCTTGGAATAGCGGTATTTTTCGAGAAAGAGAATATCAACACCCTATCCGAACACAGTGAACAGCTGCTGACTATCTTAAGCTCGCTGGCACAGGGCGAGGCAGAAAGCACCTCAACGAATAACAAATGGGCATCAATCAAGCGGTTTCAGGACGGTACCTTTAAAATTGGAACCCCTGCGCTTGGATACACTAAGGACACAGAGGGCGAGCTGGTCATTGATGAGCAGGAAGCGGAAGCCGTCCGCTATATTTTCAAGGAGTACTTAAACGGTAAAGGCTCCTATGTCATTGCCAGAGAATTGACGGAGAGGGGAATCCCTACCATACGCAGTGCCTCAAAATGGACGGATGGCGTAGTAAAGGGCATTCTTCAAAATCCAATTTATACTGGGAATTTACTATTACAGAAAACCTATACCACCGAGGTAGTACCCTTTCAGAGAAGAAGAAACAAGGGGGAGCTGCCTCGGTATTTTATTTCTGAAAACCACGAACCTATCATCAGCAAAGAGCAGGCAGAAGCGGTAAAAGAGATTTATGAATACCGACGCAAGCAGATGAAGACCGATGATGTGAAGTCACTGAGCCGGTATGCATTCAGCAGCAAGATCATATGCGGGGAATGCGGCGGGGTATTCAGACGTCAGAAAATCTACATAGGAAAACCCTATGAAAAAGTGCAGTGGAGCTGTATCACGCATATCGAGAACAAGGAGCAGTGTGGGATGAAGTCAATTAGAGAGGATATCATACAGCAGGCATTCACCGTAATGTGGAATAAGCTCTCCGGTAACTATACGGAAATTCTTTCACCTCTGCTGGAATCCTTAAAAAGGCTGCGCGCGGATGAACAGCAGGAACAGGAAATCAGAGAATGCAATGAAAAAATAATGGAGCTGACAAAGCAGAGTCATATCTTAAGCGGCGTGGTCGCAAAGGGATATCTTGACTCTGCTATTTTTATAGAGAAGCAGACAGCCCTTCAGGTAGAGCTGGATGCCATGCGCAGAAAAAGAAAACTCCTGCTTGACAGCAGCGGTTTTGAAAGAGAGATTTTTCATACAGAACAGCTAATAGGGCTTTTTGCAAGCCATCCGGGAATACAGGAAACGTACCGTGAGGATTTGTTTTTACAAAGCGTGGAGCAGATTCTTATCACGGCAGGAAATACCGTGACCTTCCAGCTTAAAAACAAGCTGGAGCTTACAGAGCGCTACGGGAAGGAGGAAGTACAGGTATGATGCAAAGACATATGCCAATAGGATACCGCATGCAGGATGGAAAGATATATCCGGAGGAAGAAAAAGTAAGGGTGGTCAGAAAAATCTTTCAAGACTACCTGTCAGGAACCTCCACCTATGCCATAGCCAAGGAGCTGACTGCCAAGGGAATCCTGAATGCCAATAATAAAGCCTCCTGGAACCACGGTTCTATCGGCAAGATTTTGGAAAACATCAAATACTTAGGGGACAGTCTGTATCCCCAAATCATAGAAACAGAGCTCTTTGAACAGGTCAAAAACCGCAGAAAAGAGCAGTGCCAAAAGCTGGGGAAGTTTGTACAGCCGAACAGCATGAATGCCCAAAACCCATTCAGCGGCAGACTGCGGTGCGGAGAATGCGGTGAACCCTTCCGTAAATATGTAGAACACTGCGGAAAGCCTTCAGAACAATCCAACTGGAAGTGCAAGCATTACATTTATAAAAACAGAGTCCACTGCGTCTGCGGCGTTATTACGGAGGAACAGCTAAAACAGGTTTTTCTCCTTACCGTAAATAAGGTTATAAAAATGCCAGCCCTGCTGGAGAAATGTCCGAAGGGAGCTCCAATGCATTACTCTCCTGAATTTTTGAAGCTGGATCAGAGGATTAAGCTACTGGAGGAAGAAAGAAGCTTTTCCTCTAAGGAGCTGGCTGCACTCGTTTTCCAGAGGGCAGAAATGCTGTATCGGACAGCACAGGTGAAGGATTATGAGCATCAGACGCAGCGAATGAAGCAGGCGATTTCAGACAAAGAACAACCAAAAGTATTTAATGAGGAACTGTTTTTGCAGATAGTAAAACAGATGGTCATTTATGCAGACGGACGCATTGATGTGGAATTTATCAATGGGCTGACCGTCCATGAAACCTATAAAAATCGAAAGAAAGGGTGAAACATATGCAAACAACAAGAAAGAAAAACATATCCGTCATACCGTCACAGCCGGAATATGACCGAAGCATTAAGGTGCAGTTCAAAGCCTTAAGAGTAGCAGCCTACTGCCGGGTCAGCACCACGCTGGAACAGCAGGAGAGCAGCTATGAAGCCCAGGTATCCTACTACACAGAAAAAATTCAGCAGAATCCAAACTGGAAACTGGCGGGTATTTATGCCGATGACGGAAAATCTGCAACTAATACCAAAAAAAGAGATGACTTTAATGCCATGATTGAGGACTGCATGGCAGGTAAAATTGACCTTGTACTGACCAAATCCGTCAGCCGCTTCGCCAGAAACACGGTGGATTCCCTGCAAAACATCCGAAAGCTTAAGGAGAAAAACATCGGTATCGTTTTTGAGAAGGAAGGCGTTAATACGCTGGAGGGAACCGGCGAGCTTTTAATCACCATCCTAAGCAGCCAGGCACAGGAGGAAAGCCGGAACTTAAGCGAGAATACGCGCTGGGGCTTGATCCGAAGGTTTGAGGATGGGGTGGTATCTGTCAATCACAATAAATTTTTAGGCTATACCAAGGATGAGGATGGAGAGCTGGTTATCGTGCCGGAGGAAGCGGAGATTGTCCGCAGAATTTTTCGCCTTTATCTGGAGGGCTTCAGCATTTTGCAAATTACGAGGGCACTGGAAACGGATGGAGTCAAGACGGTAACCGGAAAGGATAAATGGAGTGACAGCGTAGTTGCAAAGATGCTGCAGAATGAAAAGTATATTGGTGATGCCCTTCTACAAAAAACATATACAGTTGATTTCCTTTCTAAAAAGCGAGTAAAGAATAATGGCATTGTTCCCCAGTATTACGTAGAAAACAGCCATGAGCCTATCATTCCACGTGAACTTTTTATGCAAGTTCAAGAAGAGATGGTTCGAAGAGCAAATCTTCGCAGCGGCAAGGGTGGTAGAAAGCGAGTTTACAGCAGTAAGTATGCTTTATCGAGTATTGTTTACTGCGGAAACTGCGGCGATATTTACCGACGGGTGCATTGGAATAACCGAGGTTACAAGTCAATCGTTTGGAGATGCGTTAGTCGATTGGAGGAAAAAGGATCTGAATGTACTGCACCTACCATAAACGAGGAAACATTACAGGCAGCAGTGGTTAAGGCTATTAATGAACTTTTGGCTAACAAAGAACCCTTCCTATCAGTGTTACAGAAAAACATAGCTACCGTCCTTAATGAAGAAAATGATAATACCACCGATGATATAGATAGAAATTTGGAAGAGTTACAACAACAGCTCCTTATACAAGCAAAATCAAAGAATGATTATGAAGATGTGGCTGATGAAATTTATCGACTTCGGGAATTAAAGCAAAATGCACTAGTAGAGAAAGCAGAGCGAGAAGGAAAAAGGCAACGACTCGCTGAAATGACTGATTTCTTGAATGAGCAATCCTGCGAGTTAGAGGAGTATGACGAGCAATTAGTAAGGTGGCTTATTGAAAGGGTTACGGTGCATGATGACAGAATTGAGGTGGAATTTAAGTCAAGTATTGCAATAGATATAGAAAATTAAATATAAGACTTGCCGCTGATTTAGGGAAATAGCTCTTGATTGGCGGCTTTTCGTTTTTATAATACTTATGTCATACAGGAAATTGAAAAAACTTAACGGCAAGTTGCACAAGCTACTATTTTTTATAAAATACTGTCTATTGGATAATTCTGGATTCATGTAGTCTACGGAGCGTGGATTATATTTTGAGATACATTGTTTTATACTAGAGTCGAGGTGAAAATGATGGATACAAAAAGAAAAAAAGAGCTTTTAGAAGCCTATAAAAACAGACATCCTGAAATGGGAGTAATATCTTACCGTTGTAAAGAAACTGGCGAGGTATTTTTGGGTATCTCCAAAGATACAAAATCAGACTTTAACAGCACTAATATGAAATTGGCAGCCAACTGGCATCCTAATAAACGATTACAGGAACTCTGGAACAAATATGGCTCGGAAGGCTTTGAACTATCAGTTATTAAAGTGTTAAAGTATGATGACCCACATGAAGATCATACAGCAAAATTAGAAAGTTTGAGAGAACAGTGTCTCGCTGCTGATCCAAATGCAAGGAGGATATGGCGATGAATGAAAAAGTTGTTATGGTGTCAAATGATTATGACCGTATAGATGGCAGAAATGCTTATCAATCTGACATCAAATGTTTAACGTTAGGTGCGCCTATGCGGGAAGAAAATAAAAAAATGCAGATTGCCGCACAGATTTGGAAAAATGATAAAGATGGTGAATTGATTTTGGCCCAGGAGCTGCCCATCCATCAAATATTTGATTTGATGATTTTTTTGTCCAGGACATTGCTTTACTTCAAGGAGGCTTACCGACTCCCCCTTTTATATGACCCGGAAAAACCCACAGTGGAACGAGTTGGAGTACAAGGTGGGGTATTACCAGTAGAAGTGTGTGTAGACAATCAAAATATCAATGAGGACATCAAAGCATTTGCCCAAAGTTTAAATGATTTAGGAGAAATAATTGGAGAACGCAGGCGAGTGCTTAGCCGCATACTAGAAGAGTTGGAGTGTTACTAACAATGAAAAAGACTTGTATTTTGTCACCGGACAGGCAGCTGACTGAAGAGGAACAGTCGCTTGTCTGGAAAAAGCCGCCTTCACATATTGAAAGTGAAGCAGAAAAACGAATATATGAAGAGATCGTACGAAATTGGAATTGCGGTGAAATGAAAATTAGCACCATTTTGCTGGAAGGGGATGCTGGTTCGGGAAAAACCGAGATTGCCAAAGCTTTATCTGCTGATTTTAACCTGCCTTATACGAAAGTAACCTGTTTTGCAGATATGGATAAATCCGATGTCCTGGGTGCGATTCTTCCGGTGCTGTCAGAAGAAGATGGTCATTCTGATAAGGTTGAATATCGCTATTATCCTTCTGAGATTGTTCGTGCATATGAAAATGGATGGCTCTTGGAGATTCAGGAACCGACAGTGATTCGGGATGCTGCTGTTTTAATGGCGCTAAATTCCGCATTAGAACCAGATGGCAGTCTAAACTTGCCAACTCGTATCGCGCATCGTCACCCTGATTTTATTGCGGTTATCACAACAAACCGCGGTTACAATGGCTTCCGGCCCTTAAATGAAGCTTTGCGAGATCGAGTGCAGCATGCAGAAAAACTAGATTTACCGCCTAAAGAAGTGATGATGGAGCGGGTTAAAGCTAAGACCGGTTATGAATCTGAACCTGTACTATCTCTTTTAGCTGAAACGATTATGGTGCTGGATGAGACAGCCCGCGCCAATGCCATTAAAGGTGTGGCCGGTATGCGTTCTTATATCTTTTGGGTGGATGCCGTTCAAAGTGGTGCCTCAATCCAAAAAAGTTTATATTATAAGGTGTTATACAAAATCACGACCGATCCGCAGGAGCTTGTTATTTTAGAGCAGGCACTGGCTAGTCATGGCTTGACAGAAAAGCTTGAGGAAATGGATCACATCTGTCAATCGCAAAAAGACGGAGAAAATCCTGAAGTAATGGAACTTAATATTACCGAAAACGGAGAATTCTCGGCCAAGACAGATCAAGCTGATAAAAATGCAGTGCGTCTGAGAAAATCAGAAGACAGTGAGGGGCATTCTGATACGAGCAGTGATAAAAATACTGATATTTCAAGCAATGATAATGGAGAAAATGGCACTCCATTCTATCATGAGCTCGATAAATCAGATACAACCGAATTACAAAAAAAAGAATTTCGTAAACAGTTGAACAGGGAAGCACGGCAAAGTGTTCAAGGAAGTGTCCATGAAGACATTAAGTTGATTGTCCATCGTCCGGAAGTTACCTACCAGAACAGGGAAGAGTATAACCGTATGATGACAACTTTGATGCCAGTTATTCGGGAATTAATCAGAAAAACAAATCCGCTGTTGGAGCATGAATTATCTGCTGAATTCGCGAAATCGAGGTTGTATGGCACAAAATTTTGTGCGGATCAGGTTGCCTCTATGGATTTTCGCACATTTGCCCGCAAGCGTCCGCCTGAGGAAGAACCCTCTATTGCGGTTGCTCTCAGGATTGATGAATCGGCTTCGATGTCAGCCTTTGGCCGATTAGAAGCTGCAAAGCAAGCTGCTGTTGCCTTGTATGAATTTTGCACAAGATGCGGTATTCCAATCATGGTCTACGGGGATACAGCAGACCGCTCCAAGCTTGAGCAAATGTCCATCCATGCCTATGTAGACTTTGAAAGCAAAGATGCAGATGAAAAATATGCTCTTATGAACATTCAGGCTCGCAGCAACAATCGGGATGGCATGGCATTGCGCATTATTTCCGATAGATTGCTTAATGCGCCCCAAAAATCCAAATTAATAATCAGCATCAGTGACGGGCAGCCTAAGGCTATGCCTGATTATTCAGGTGAAAAGGCAGCGTATGATATGAAAGATACTTTGCAGGAATTTAGGCGAAAAGGCATCCAGTTCCTAGCTGCAGCCATTGGACAGGATAAGGAGGCCATCCGAGAACTTTACGGTGCTGAAAACACACTGGATATAACCGATTTGAAGCAGCTTCCAGCAAGGTTGGTACAAATAATCGCAAGGTTCATGTAGTATGATATACTAAAGAGAAATGGAGGTGGTGGCATGGACTGTGTGAAAATAGGCAATTTAATTGCCAAGCTACGAAAGGAAAAAAAACTTACCCAGAGAAATATTGCAGATGCACTGGGTATTCAAAATAAAACTGTTTCAAAATGGGAATGTGGTTTAGGATGTCCTGACCTATCGCTGTGGCCAGAACTATCTACTATTTTGGGTGTTGATATGAAACAGATGATGGAGGGTGAAATCACATCAAATAAGCCGGATAGCGGCAATATTGATAAAGTACGTTTTTACGTCTGTCCTTCCTGTGGAAATATTTTGGTGAGCACAGGAAGTGCCTCTATCTTCTGCTGCGGAAGAAAGTTAGAACGTATCTTGCCTACTGTTGCAACTATTGCACCAAAAATCACGGTAGAGGAAATAGATACTGATTACTTTGTCACTTTTGACCATCCAATGACCAAAGATCATTATCTTTCTTTTGTGGCCTGTGTTAAAAGTGACAGAGTATTTCTAAATCGCTTGTACCCAGAACAAAGTCCAACTTGTAGGTTTCCTATAACTACCGGTGGCAAACTATTTGTTTATTGTATTAAGCATGGCTTATCGGTATATTCAGGTAATCTATAATTAAATCAATATTATCTTCCTGAGATGTATATGTTTGTTGTACTGTCCGTGGCTTTTTTCAATTTTAAACGTTGTTTAAAACAACTTATTGTGTTAAAATATATGCTGATACGAATAAGAGTTTAGGAGGAACCGAAACTATGACAGCCTCAATGCGTTTAAGATAAGCTGGCAATAAAAAAAAGCAGAATCTATCCCCGATGATAGGCTTTTTTGTTGTGCTTATTTATACGATATTGAGCATTCATTAGTTACGGTGAGATATAAGTTATTTAACTATGTCTTTAATATGAATGTTTCCAAATTGTATGTATGCAGACCAAAAGCCACATTGTGGATTTAGGCCTGCATTTTTTATTGCCTAGAATGCTATTCAAAATAGAAATTCAAGTAAAATAATATGCAGGAGATAATATAAATGGAAAAATACAACAATTGGAAACTTAAGTTTTATACAATATGGGCAGGGCAGGCAGTATCATTAATCACTAGTGCCATCCTGCAAATGGCGATCATTTTTTACCTTACAGAGAAAACAGGATCTGCGATGGTCTTGTCTATGGCTTCACTAGTAGGTTTTTTACCCTATGCGGTCTTTGGACCAGCCATTGGTGTATTAGTGGATCGTCATGATAGGAAGAAGATAATGATTGGTGCTGATTTAATTATCGCAGCAGCTGGGGCCGTGCTAGCTATTGTTGCATTGTATATGGAGTTACCTATCTGGATGGTTATGGTAGTATTGTTTATCCGTAGCATTGGAACAGCTTTTCATACCCCGGCTCTCAATGCGGTTACGCCACTTTTAGTACCAGAAGAACAGCTTACGAAATGTGCAGGCTATAGTCAGTCTTTGCAGTCTATAAGCTATATTGTTAGTCCGGCGGTTGCAGCACTCTTATACTCCGTTTGGGAACTAAATGCTATTATTGCCATCGATGTATTGGGTGCTGTGATTGCATCTATTACGGTAGCAATTGTACGTATTCCTAAGCTGGGTGATCAAGTGCAAAGTTTGAAACCAAATTTCATAAGAGAAATGAAAGAAGGAATGGCTGTACTACGGCAAAATAAAGGATTATTTGCTTTATTACTCGTTGGAACATTATATATGTTTGTTTATATGCCCATAAATGCATTATATCCTTTAATCACTATGGAATATTTTAATGGTACACCGATGCATATTTCTATTACGGAGATTGCTTATGCCTCTGGTATGTTGATAGGGGGTCTATTATTAGGGTTATTTGGGAATTACCAAAAGCGAATCTTATTAATAACGGCATCAATTTTTATGATGGGGATAAGCTTAACCATTTTAGGATTACTTCCTCAAAGTGGATTTTTCATATTTGTAGTCTGCTGTGCAATAATGGGGCTTTCGGTTCCGTTTTACAGCGGTGTGCAAACAGCTCTTTTTCAGGAGAAAATTAAGCCTGAATATTTAGGACGTGTATTTTCTTTAACTGGAAGTATCATGTCTCTTGCTATGCCAATTGGGTTAATTCTTTCTGGATTCTTTGCTGATAGAATCGGTGTAAATCATTGGTTTTTACTATCAGGTATTTTAATTATTTGCATTGCAATAGTTTGCCCAATGATAACTGAGATTAGAAAATTAGATGCAAAATAAAATAAAGGAGTGTGTTCGTATGATATATAATATTATTCAATCAGTGACAGAAAAATTATCCTCTTTGCCTTATATAGAAGGCATCGTATTAGGGGGATCCCGTGCAAGAGGTACCCATACAGAGGATTCTGATATAGATATCGGAATTTATTACAATCAAGAATCATTTGACCTGACAGCGATTAACCAAATTGCTACAGAGTTGGATGATGAGAATAGAAACAACCTTGTTGTACCTCCCGGAGCGTGGGGTGATTGGATCAATGGCGGCGGATGGTTAGTTATGAACGGGTATCATGTTGATCTGATTTTACGTGATATAAAACGGGTGGAACAAATAATCAAGGATACGGAGCAAGGAATTGTTACTGCAAATTATCAGACCGGGCATCCCCATGGTTATATAAGTGCTATGTATCGTGGAGAATTGGCTATCAGCAAGATACAATATGCTAAAAATGAAAGCTTATGCGAATTAAAAAATCAGGCGGAAATTTACCCTGGTGCTCTAAAGAAGAGCTTGATAAACTTTTTTTTATTTGAAGCAGAGTTCTCTTTAATGTTTGTAAAAGCAAATGCGGGAGCAGAGGATAAATATTATATTGCAGGCCATGTTTTTCGTATTATTTCATGCTTAAATCAAGTACTATTTGCATGCAATAATGCTTATTGCATTAACGAAAAGAAAGCTATAAAACTGCTTGAAACTTTTGAATATAAACCTAAAAAATATGCCGAAAGGGTAAATCATATTTTTGAAGTACTCGGTCTTTCACTTTTTGAATGCTACGATATGACCGAGAAGCTTTATAAAGAAGTGAAAAAAATTGCAACGGAGATAAATAACTTTTTAAACGAGGGGGAATTCAGATGAAAGAAAACAAATATGATGATAATATATTTTTTCAAAAATACAGTCAAATGAGTCGCTCACAGCAGGGACTAGCCGGTGCAGGAGAATGGGAAACATTGAGAAAGCTGCTGCCGGATTTTAAAGATAAGCGTGTGCTTGATTTAGGATGCGGCTATGGATCGCACTGTATTTATGCGATGGAACACGGAGCGTCTTCTGTTGTAGGTGTTGATATTTCTCATAAAATGCTCGAGGTAGCCAAAGAAAAAACACATTTTCCACAGGTTGAATATAAATGCTGTGCTATAGAAGATGTGGAATTCCCAGAGGAGAGTTTTGATGTAATATTAAGTTCACTTGCGTTTCACTATGTAGCAGATTATGAGATTTTAGTAAAAAAGATATATAGAATACTGAAGTCTGGTGGTAAGCTAGTTTTTACGGTTGAACATCCTGTTTTTACTGCCTATGGAACACAAGACTGGCATTATAACGAAAAAGGAGAAATACTGCATTTTCCGGTGGATAATTATTATTATGAGGGCAAACGGACAGCTGTGTTTTTGGGAGAAAAGGTTACAAAATATCATAGAACACTGACCACATATCTAAATACACTGCTTTCAAATGGTTTTATAATAAATCATATTGTGGAGCCGCAGCCGCCGGAAAACATGATGGATATTCCGGGGATGCAGGATGAAATGCGCCGTCCCATGATGCTGATTGTATCGGCGAACAAAAAAGTGGATAGATAGAACTAAAACACCTATAAGGTATAAATGGAGGTAATTTATGTTTAAAGAAAAAATTATTATAGAGATGAAAGAAGTATTCAAAGAAATTCCTTTTGGCATAGAGCATACTCTCAAAGTTTTGAAAAATGCAGAAGATATAATGAAAGGAGAAAATATCGGAGAGGAAGAAAAAGAATTCATCAGTATTATTGCTATACTACATGATATTGGTGCGGTTGAAGCACAAAAAAAATACGGTTCTATTGATGGTGTCTATCAAGAAAAGGAAGGACCAGAAGTAGCGAAAGAAATATTAAAAAAGGTAGGCTATAACAAAAATATTGATAGAATATGCTTTATAATAGGCAACCATCATACTCCATCTAAAATTGATGGACTTGATTTTCAAATACAATGGGAAGCTGATTTGCTTGAAAATTTAACGGTTATGGATAAAGAAAAAGAACAGGAAAAGATAAAAAAGTGTATAGATGAAAACTTTAAAACAAACACAGGAAAAAGGATAGCTTATAATCGCTTTATTTTAGATTAGTAGTAGATTATTACAGTTATGTATTTTATATTGCAAAGAAAAAATAGTAGTTAAGTTTAACCCTAGATAATAAGCAGCAAAGGAGTGCGATAAGATGATATCTAATAATACCTCCATGCCTACAACGGATGATGAGTTGCAAAAGAATACGGTTGGTTGTTAAGGATTCTGCTGATGAGTCATCCTACGTTCCAGTGTTGGAAGCGGCCGGATATGTGCTACAGATTCGAGAACCTGACTGGTTTGAGCATCGTTTGTTTAAAGGACCGGATACCGATATTAATCTGCATGTGTTCAGTTTGGGCACATCAGAGATTGATAGAATGTTACGCTTCCGTGATTGGTTGCGGACTAATGATACTGATCGGGACAAATATGCACAAGTCAAACGAAGCTTGGCAAAGAATAAATGGAGGCATGTCCAGCACTATGCGAATGCTAAAACATCAATAGTACAGGAAATCATGAAAAGAGCGAATAGTAATAATGCTTAAGGAGAGTGTCATGTTTTCTTGGTTTGTTATAGGAGGTTATATCAATGAAAAATACAGTAGATAATTTGTCGAAAAGTAAAGTTATTTTAATGTGCGGCCCTGCGGGAGCAGGTAAATCAACACTAGCAAAAAAATTTGAAAGTACCGGGATGACAATACTATCTTATGATGAAGAATCATTCAAACGAGGTTTGAATGAACATCCTTTACCTCAGGAGGTTTTAGAAGATATTAAAACCTATCTTGATGAAAAACTAATTTCACTTATCATGCAAAACATTGATATTGTTCTCGATTATTCATTTTGGTCTAGAGAAATGAGAAATGAATATATTTCATTATTAAAGAAATACGACATAGAACCCAAAATCTATTATATAAAGACACCTAAGGAAGTTGTTATGGAACGTATTCGAAAAAGAAACGGAAATCATCAAAATGATATCATATTGACGGAGCAAACAGCTTCCACTTATTATGATCATTTTCAACCCCCAACTGCTGAAGAAGGTGAAGTTATAGTAGTCGAGGGATATTAATATTGTGGTTTTAGGCATGGAAATTGTACTAGATGATAAGTTTTGTCAAATTTTTTAAAAGATATACTTCCAACAAGGGGATACCAGCTTCAGGTGATATCATTATTGTCATCTCAGAGCAGGGGGTAGTATTGATTCAGCCGGAAGAATAAGTGGCGATGCAATGAAGACGATGAATGCATTATTGAAATTGCAGGAAAAAAACTTACTGAAATACGTTATGTTTATTCTTTTGACAACTCTACTCAATCATGATTATGCAATTAGACACGTTATTTTTTATCATGAATGGATATGTTCCCGTCTACCGATAGTGCTAAAAACGCAGTGGATATGTTTCCGAGAACGAACATACTCAAATGACATTCATTCTGTCCTCTCAAGCCACGTTGAAATGATTTTGAGGCTTGAAAATGGGCAAAAAAGTGCCGTTTTTGAGCCTTGAAAAATGATGGAAATATAGATGACATAGGGTGTTTTTATAAAATAGGGTGATATAAGAGGTTAAGTTGAGGTCATAAAATTGATGTGACCCCAAAAAGTTAGACTTTTTTAGCGTAGCAGTTTTAAAGCTGCTACGTTATTTTTATGCAACCAAGGTATTGAGCCTGTATTCCACAGGACTCATCCATTCTAGTTTCTCTTTAATTCTTTTTTCGTTATAATACTTTATGTATTTTTCAATCGCATCCTTTAGATTATCAAAGCTATAGTAAGTAATTCCATAGTACATTTCTTGCTTCAATATTCCAAAGAAGTTTTCCATAACAGAGTTATCATAACAGTTACCTTTTCGCGACATACTTTGAAAGATTCTGCTATCTTTTAGCATAAGTGAATACGCCGGCATTTGATAAGCCCAGCCACGGTCAGAATGAAAGGTTCTTCTGTATGGACAGTCCGATGTTATTTTTATCGCTTGTTTCTGGGCAGACAAAATATTTACTGCTGATGGATTTCTGCTAATTCCATAGCTTAGTATTTCTCCGTTGAACAAGTCTAAAAACGGATCCAAATATAACTTTTTAATAGTCATTCGCCCATTATCATCAATCTCGTAATATTTGAATTCTGTAGTATCCGTAGTAATCTTCTGATGTGGAATGCACGTGTGAAAACGTCTATGAATTCTGTTTGGTGCAATTCGCCCTACTTTTCCTTTATACGAATTATATTTTCGACTTTTTCTTGTAAAGGATGTGACCTGGAGTTTAAATTTTCGCATAATTCTCTGAACTTTCTTTTTGTTCACCGTGTATCCTTGTTTACGAAGTATAGCATGCATACGGCGATAACCGAAATCTTTTAAGTTTAAGTAATTCATCTTCAAGCTGTTTGATATGTTCTGCACCTGTATCAACTGGTATTGCTTCGCTGGCTTGAACATTAGCATTCTTCTTTGTCTTTGACTCCAATGATTTCTTCCGACCTTTCTTCTTTGGTCTCAATGCATCAGGTCCAGCGATTCTAAAATCATTTACCCACTTAGTAAGAAGAGCTGGATTGAAAATACCTTCTGTAAGAGCTAATTCCTGATATGAGATTTCACTTGTTAAATATAATTCTACTACATGAAGTTTATATTCGAAAGAGTATTTTATATTTTCTCTACAACGCATTAATCCTTCATCACCGAATTGACGATATATACTAATCCACTTACGCAGTTGCGTATTAGAACCTAGACCATATATTTTGGAAAGATAAGATGTTCCCCCTTTCCCATCCAAGTGTTCTAAAACAATTTTTTTCTTAAATTCAAAACTATGTTTTGCCAT